CCGCTTTCATAATCAATCTCAACATCTAAATCTGTTAGAGTTAGGATTCTATTACCGTTAGCAGTAGGAGTCATAACCATTTGAGAAACTGTTCCATCAGTAATGATATATCTTTCACTAGATGGTTGAGCCAATCTTTGTATGTGTTCAGTATCTAGAGCACCTAGACTTACAATCTTATCACTAAAGAAAGTAGCAGTTAAAGCAAATGGGTCTAGTTCTGTAGTATCTCTATATGCTTCATTACCTTCTAGTTCTGAATTAATTCTTAGAGAACCTAGAGTCTTTTCAGTCATACCAAACAATCTTTCATTATCTTCATTTCTAATACAAACGAAGTGAACCCAATCAAATGTTTGAGGATTAAATTCTACACAGAACTTTCTCTTGTAAGAAAATGCATAAGGCTTCATTTGTTCACCATTAATGCTACCAAAGAATACTCCACTTCTTCTTAGTTCTTCTTTAGGCATAGGTTTTCCAAAATTAGCATTCTTAGCCCCATTCATATATGTAGCATTATCATACAAAGGAATAATTGTCCTACCATCTTCTAGAGTTTCTGCACCTTCTGGTAGTGAATCTCTAACGATAGTATTTGTTGTTTCACCATCAATACATCTTGTAATAGACCACATTCCATCTTCTTTTTCTACTGCTTCTGCAACTTTAGTATTCATAACTGCACTAAGAGCATCATTTAGATATGCTTCTTTTGCTTGCTTTCTAGACCAGTTCAAAACATCTCTAGGTTCTTCTAATGATATGAAGAAACCAAATGCTTGCGATACTAGGTTGTTGCTTCTTTGTTGTGTAGTATTACCGCTTTTCTTAGAACGGACTACTTGCATAACATAACTTCTCCACAGTGACAAAGTAATCTTAGAGTAAAGTTCTGCGCCATTATCCGCACAGATTTCACTATACTTTTGTTCTGCTTCTTCTACGCTAATTCCTAATACGGAAGAAGCGTTTTTTACTTCATTTTCAATTTGTTCTTGCATTTTTTTCATCTCCTATTGTTTTATTTTTTTATGTTAGATTTCCTACCATCCACGAAAGTATTACCTTTGGTGTCATAGTATTGGAACGCCATTCTGTTTCTCCGATAACCTTTAGAAATTTGAATTTCAAGGCGTTATCCATTCCTTGAGAATTCACAACTACATCATGTAGCCCTAGACATATCTCTTTTACAGTAAATCCTTTATAGACCATATTATGAATATAGTCTAAAACCTCACCATCTTTCTCTAATAGCATATTTACCGCCTTTGCATAGTCGTCTAAGTTTGTTTCAATTTGTTTCACCAACGAGTTGCCACTTGACTTAGTGGCTTGCAATTCCGTTATGGCTCTACGAATATCACCATTTATTGAGTATATAAACCTGCGAAGGTCATCCAAATCAATTTTGCTCACTAGCCCCTCTTTTTCAATA